CGTTTCGCGATCACTGTTGAGCAAGAGTATCCGCCAGCCAATACTGAGCGCAAGATTCTTGAGAAGAATTTCGCTGTTCTGAATATCACTGACACGACGTTCATTGATCGTCTGATCACGTGGGCTGAAGTCATCCGCAAGTCTTTCGCTGATGGTGCAGTTGATGAAGTCATCTCGACTCGTCGTCTTGTTCATATCAGCAAAGCATTCTCTATCTTCAACAATCGTTTGAAGGCAATCGAGATGTGCTTGAATCGTTTCGATGCAGACACCAAGACTGCGTTCTTGGATCTGTACACGAAGGTTGATGCTGAGGCAACTCCTGCTCCTGTTGCTCCTGAAGCCACTGTGAATACAGATGAATTGATTGTGGTCAAAGACCCAAGCACTGGATACACAACTTTCCGTTACAAAAACGAGACTGTCGTATTCAGTGAACAAGAAATTGTTGAGATGCTGAATCAAGGTTCAAGTTTTGAACAGATCAAACACCGTGCGATTACAACTCTTCAGAAGGTTGTTGAACGCAAGCACGACTTTGCTCCGTTCTAATAGAGGATATGAATATGACATTGCAAGAAGAAGTGAATTTGTTTCTTGATGATCTTCGTGAGTCTGGTGAGATCAATATGTTTGGTGCTGCGCCATATGTTGAGAGAGAATTTGGTGTCAGCAGATATGATGCGCGAGATCTTGTAAAAAATTGGATGCAAACTTTTACCGAGAGGCATTCTTCCTAAGATGTAATTATTTTACTTTGTACACTTGTTAGGTTATAATAAGTGTATGTTGTAGTGAAAGCCCCGACGCTACAACATCTTGTGAAGGGGTGTTTTGTAAAGGTGATAATATGTCTGCTATCTATTCTATGTACAACTACCTGTCTGATGGTAACACTGTGACCACGCGCCAGGCTCGATCGCTCTTCAAGGTCGAGAACGTCGCTGATCTCGTGTATCGTCTCCGCAACAACGGTGTTGCTGTTTACACGAATCGTGTAACGAACAGCCGTGGCGAGTCGACCATCACCTACCGTCTTGGTACTCCGAGCGAGCAGTTCGAGAAGTATTTTGATCGCGGTCAGGTTGCCCGCGCGCGCAAGACGCTCTATCGCAACGCTATCGGCGTTTCGATGGCTGCTTAATTCTAAGCAGTAATTAAAACCGTTCTGGTTCTGTTGGGGGGCGTTCAGCCCCCCGCAGTTTTTTGGGAATTAATATTTGCTTTTGCATAAGTAATGGGGTACAATATCGGTACTCTGTTAACACATAAGAGAACGAACTATGGCGAAAGTTATTGTTGCGAAAACTAAAGTTGATTGTTCGCATTTGATGGGTACATTCCTAGATGAATCTCATTATGATGTCTTAGTTGAAGAAGATACTGACTGTTATCTTCCAGAAGATTTGGGTCTCCTCGCAAGAACGTCGAGTTCAAAAGACAAAAATGAAAAACCAGATGAAAACCGAATTGGTTTCATCTTTCGTAAAAATTGGTTTACAAAAGAAGAACAAGAGCAAGCCTATATTGGATTGCGTGGTGCTGCTAAAGAAAGTCAAAATCGTGGCATGGCTGCGGGACCAAAGGGTGCAAAACTTGGCGGTCGTGAATGGGCTACAGTTGAACAATTAGATATCCTCACCTATCTCTGTGAGTTGAATGAATCTGGTATTGCTGACGATTTTGAAAATACTCTCGAAACTATTCGCGGTCTTGCTGGTAAAAAAGAAGATACACGCGGTCTTGTTTGGCTATCTTCCGAAGTTGAAAAACACAAGTTCAACTTTGATGAGTGGTTGAAAAAAGTAGTTAAGAAACCTAACAAAGAAATTAAAAAGGAAGCCAAGTGGGTTCTTGAGACATTCATTTCAGATACAACCTATGCCAATGCAGTGCTCTCTGGCGTAGCAGGTTGGTTTGATCGTTATCCACGTATTCCATATGGTCGCGCCACTTCTTATACACGCGATCACTTCGACAAGTTTCAAATGGCATTTCCTTTCCTTCAATCACTTGATCGCGGCTTTCGAGAACTTCTTCCTTTGCGTTGGGGTAATCAAAAAGCAGCCGCTGATAAGATTGATTCAAGATTCCTGGTCCCAGGAACTGTATTCACTACAGTAACTGTAAACAGTAACTTTAGAACAGCAGCGCATTATGACGCTGGCGATTTGAATAGTGGATTGAGTAATCTTCTAGTCGTATCTAATAATGGAAAGTACAAAGGAGGATATCTGATTCTTCCTGAGTATCGCATTGCTGTGAATGTGCGTCCTGGTGATTTATTATTGATTAACAATCATGAATGTATGCATGGGAATACACCAATCGAATTAGACGAAGAAGGCGCAGAGCGTATTAGTTTGGTGTGCTACTTCCGCGAAAAGATGCTTGAACTTGGTTCATATGAATATGAAAACTTTCGTTATGAACATGTTGAGTGTCGGAGGAAAAATAAAGAACATCCTCTTTGGAAACCATTGTGGAATGGTATCTCAGAGGGCATGTGGGCGCAAAAAGAATGGTATGACTTTTTGGAAGCCAGGGGTGGTCGTGAGATGCTTGATAAATATCATCCAGAAGCAAACAAAAAGAATGTTAGTTCCTCGCTTGAAGGTTTATTTGCATAATGTGCGCAATAATTGGTGCTATACTTCAAAAACCCTCTGAATCAGATTGGGATACTGTTAAAAAAGTAATCCTCGAATCGGGTATTCGAGGATTACACGCAACAGGAGTTTCTTTTTTACCTCATTGGAGTAGTGGAATTGTAACACTCATTGAACCTGTTGCGGCTGAAAAGTTTATACATATGCACCTCAACAAATCTGTAAAAGAATTTGTTAATGCTGATGACAATCTTTATTTAATTGGTCACTGTCGTTATTCAACTTCTGATCTGGAATACAACCAACCAATTTACAATAATGACTATGCTATTGCTCATAATGGTGTGATTACACAAGAAATGCCAGAGCGATGGAAAGAGTTGTATGGTTATGACTGTGTTACAAAAAACGATAGCGAACTAATCTTACAATGCCTCACTGCAGGCAAGTCTCCGTTAGAAGAATTTCCAGATTCTTCTATGGCTGTTGCTGAATTACATAAAGATAAAAAACTACGTTTTTATCGTAATGGTAAACGACCGATATACTTTACCTACATGCCGAATGGCTATACAATATCTTCCACAGAGAATATTGGATTTCGTGCCAAAATTAACCCAGTCCAAATGCCAATGAACACATATATGACTGTTGGCTCTGATCTTACAGTTAATATGTCTCGTGTTAAACGAATAAAACCTGATCTACAGAATGTCTAAAGAAAAGATTCTACTCATTGATAACGTCTTTGCTCCATCTAAAAAAGATAGAATTTTAAATGGAGTACAGAAGTTTTCTAAAGCACAACGAGAAGTGCTTTCGGAATATTATGACGTTTACTATGTAACTATGAAAGGTTCGGATATGCAATTCCCGAATCAAATCATACTTGATGTTATTCATAATGTAAATCTGCCAGTCAAAGAAAAACGTCAACTTACTAAAAAAATCTCAGACGAGATCGTCAAACTCATTAAAGAAATACAACCAAATATTGTGATGGATAACTCTTGCAAACACCTCACAAGCATTTACAAGTTTTATAAAAATGGCGTTGTGTTTGATCATTATCATAGACCTTCAATGCCTTTAACGAAAGAAATCAAAGGACGATTCGACAAGAAAAAAGTATACTGGTGTGGTGTTTCTAAATGGCAACATGAGCGATTTGGTGGATTATTTGATGGCACAACATCAGTACATCTGGTTGAAAAAGAAGAAGAACCTGTCGAGCCAAAACCTTATGCTATATTTGTTGGACGTTGGGATAGCGGTAAAAAACCACAAGTGATGATGAGAATGCATGGTAAACATGCCCCTAAAGATCTTATACTACATGTATATACAACGCTGAAACATTGCTATATCAAAAAGGAAGATGAAAATAATATTGCGGCATTGAAGAAGTACAAGAATATCAAGTTTCATTTTGACGCGCCGCGCGAAGAAATATTGAGCCGCATGCGTGAAGCAACATACATTCTTGGTAGTGGTAAAGAATCCACTGGCATAGTATCCATGGAAGGTGCCACTTTTGGCGTTCCATATATTGTACTGGGTAGTGATAGTGTTGCTGAACAAGAACATATGCATCCATTTTCAATGGCACTTCTTGATCGTAATTTGGACATACCAGTAGCAGAACAATACAAAACAGCAATTGAACGATTTAAAAAATACTCTTTAGAAGATCGGAAAAAAATAGCGAAGTATGCCTTTGTCAGGTATAATAAAAGACAATTCTTAATCAATCAACTTCGACTTATAAATGATGTGAAGGCGAAATATGCGTTATGAAAAAGACAGTTTCACATATGGTGTTGAACTTGAATATGGTGATTCTTATCGCTTCAATGAACTTCCAGTTGGGGCGAAGTGGAACGACAAAGACAATACGTGTGTTAGCACCACAGGTATTGCGAACGATCCGCTAGGTCTTTTGTACAAGTATGGTGGTGAGATCAACACCAAACCTACGGATACAATTCAAGAACAAATAGACCATATTGCTGAAATAAATGCTATGCTTAAACCTGCTCCTGTTGTAAACTACAGGAGCAATCTACACATTCACGTTCGAGTTCCTGGCTTGAAAGACGACCTCGAAAGTTGTAAGAAACTGTTAAGATATATTGATGAGTTTCAACAATTAGCATTTGATATTGTAGAAACCATTCCTGTTCCAAGTAAGAGTATGCTTGCGCCAGAAGTCTATGAATGGGAACTAAAACGAATGAAGCGACGCCATAAGTCGCATCAATATAAGTTACCTGAGTCGCGCATGAATGCGATGCTGAATGCAAAAACAACTCAAGAGTTTTATGAAGAACATGCACCTTTGACGGAAAAGGGACGTATGTGGTTCTTCTCTCCAAGAGCAGGAATCAATCTTCGTCAAATGTGGGAAGAAACAAATACGATTGAATTTCGGCATTTCCCTGGCACATTAGATATGACTGAAATGGAATCTTGCATTCGTTGGTGTCGAGAGTTTTTAGACGCTGCTTTGAATACTGAAAAAACTCCTACCGAAATTTTTTGGGAAACGTCTTATAAATTTCCAAAGTTTCAACCTTATGAATTTGAAACTGAACAGATTTATCAATGGACTAACTTTGATGCGAATAGTCGAAAGGTTGTTGAGAAGAGATTGAGTGTATTGCGAGAAAAGGTTGACATTGATGCTGTAGGTAGTATAAACTCAAAGGATATCTATCCGCATATGGTACAATTACGAGAGCAAGGTCTATGAATGTTTTATTTGTATGTCATGGAAATATTAATCGCTCTGCTGCGGGTGAAATCATTTTAAAGAAAATGCGCCCAGATTGGAACGTAAAATCTGCGGCTCTTAAAGATACAAAGGGCAATGAAATAACTGCGAAGAAGATGCGCAGTGCATTGAATGAATTGGGGTATGACGGTACAGGTATTCGCTCAACTCCCGTTTCAAAAGATTTGATTGATTGGGCTGATGTTGTATTTTATATGGACAATAGTAATGAGAATAAACTTCGCGAGAAATTTGGTGAGGAAGTTTTTAATAAAGCCGCGCGAATTAGTTCTTTGATCAACGTTCCTAAAATTCCAGATCCTAACTTTGCTCAAGGAAATGAATTACATAAACAAGTAATTGTTATGTTGGAAGAGGCACTGAAAGTCTTTATTGGAAAACATGAATCCTCAACGCCGTGAAGAATTCATCCGCTGGTATGCGTGGTCAATGCAGTTTGGCGATTGCGATCCAGCCGTATGGATGACAAATTATCTTCATAAGAGATATGAACATAACAGCGAGGAACGACTTTGGTTTGCTTGGCTGTATGGTAACACTTATCAATTACCGACTGCATGGGTTCTGAAAAATGAATTCCCAGATTATGAACTTGCTACCGTAGATCGTATTGAGTGGTGGAATAGTCAAAACTATCAACGATTGCGTTATCAAACAGATACAAAGTGGAACAAGGGTCATTTGCCAGCCATGTTCGCTTCTTACCAAAAATTCATTGGCAAGAAAACTCAACGCGAGGTACTGGAGAGTTATTATGGCGACAACGAAAAACAATCTTTTAACAATCTTTGGAATAATCTTAAGACTTCTCTTCATAAATTTGGTCGCTATTCCACTTGGTTTTATCTCCAGCACCTTACTCATACTGCTGGCATTAACTGTGTACCTGACAGCCTCATGCTTGGTGATTTTGCAGGGTCTCGTTCTCATCGTAATGGTTTGCATCTCGCCCTCGGGCAAGACGACAAATATGATGTTAAACTCACTGCTGCAGAATGCGCAGACCTTGAAAGCCATGCCAAGGAGATTCTTGAGGAAACCAGATCTCGATTCCCTCAACTGAGCAGTCAAATCGATTTCTTCACGATGGAAACTTGTCTTTGTTCGTTCAAGAAAATCTTTCGTGATCATCATGGTCGATATCTTGGGTATTATTTGGATCGTCAATCTGAAGAAATAACTCAAGCAGAAAGTGATGGATGGACTGGTATTGAATGGAATGTTTTGTGGCAAGCACGCAATGAAACACTCGACTCAAGACTTGCTCCACGAAATAAAATCAACAAAGAAAAGTTTACTTATTTCTTAAGAACAGGTAGAATAGAGCGAATGGATTGGATGTTCGATGATGAACAACCAGTTAAAGAAGGTTTGGAGGCATTATGGTGAAAATTATTGCTATGGGTGGTGAACCAGCAACTGGCAAAACCACTCTCATGTTTAAATTAATTTCCATGGCTGATGATTGGGAAGTTATTAAGCCACAGAAGTTACTTGACGCTATGTATTCCAAGAAATTGAATCTCTATATTCTTGGCAAATATGCAAACGATGGTAATGTGTTTCAGGGAACTGATCGTTTGTCGATGGCGGTTCAACCAGACGCTGAAAACTTTTTCGCAGATCTTTGGGACGCTAAAGATGTGAATGTCATTTTTGAAGGTGATCGTTTATTCAATGCAAAGCTGCTAGAGAAACTTTCACACACATTTCCAACAGGATTCAAAATTCTAATTCTTCGCGCTAAAGACAGTACTCTTGATCAACGTCATATAGACCGTAAAGACGATCAAGACGATAAATTCAAGAATTCGCGTAAAACAAAAATATCAAACATCCGCAGTTCATTAGTATTGATGGACTATATAGAAGTGATGGTAAATGAGAATTTTGAAGATCAGCAAAAGATCATTGATAATATTACATCTTTTTTTAACTGGAGTGAATAATAATGCAACTTGAAATTTCTGTCGAAAAATTGCGCAAAAATAAATTATTTGTCGCTACCCCTATGTATGGCGGTATGGCTCATGGTATGTATGTTAAGTCAAGTCTAGACTTGCAAGTAGTATGTGCTAATTATGGAATTGAAACTCGATTCTCATATATCTTTAATGAATCACTCATTACTCGTGCTCGTAACTATCTTGTAGATGAATTTCTACGCTCTGGCTTCACTCATCTTCTCTTTATTGATTCGGATATTCATTTCGATCCAAAAGATGTTATTGCAATGCTTGCTTTGGATAAGGAAGTGATTGGTGGACCATATCCAAAAAAATCCATTAAATGGAATGCTGTTATTGATGCAGTAAAGCGTAAACCAGATATTACCCCACAAGATCTTGAGAAGGTTACTGGTGATTACGTTTTCAATGCCGTTGCTGGTACAGGTCAATTTAATGTTGGAGAACCATTAGAGGTTCTAGAAATTGGTACTGGCTACATGATGGTAAAACGCGAAGTGTTTAGTAAGTTCAAAGAAGCATATCCAGAACTTAATTACAAACCAGATCATGTCGGTCAAGCAAACTTCGATGGATCGCGCTATATTCATGCATACTTTGATACTGTAATTGACCATGGTAAAAGCGATCGCTACTTATCTGAAGACTATATGTTCTGTCAGTGGTGGCGTAAGATTGGTGGTAAAATTTGGCTTTGCCCATGGATGAAAACTCATCACGTCGGAACCTATGCGTTCACTGGTGATATGGGTGCAGTCGCTAACTTTGTCGGTTCTCTCTAATTTAATTTTTTGTTATGATAGTTGGTCTTGTCGGATTTATCGGAGCAGGTAAAGGTACAGTTGCAGATCTCTTAGTAGAACGTCACAACTTCTTCAAAGAGAGTTATGCGAACAGTCTTAAAGATGCTTGCTCAATTATCTTTGGTTGGAATCGTGAAATGCTTGAGGGTAATACGCCCGAATCAAGAGCATGGCGCGAACAACCAGACGTGTGGTGGTCTGAAAAATTTGGTAAAGAATTCTCACCAAGATTAGCACTCCAGCTAATGGGCACAGAGGCAGGTCGTGATGTATTTCACCCTGACCTCTGGGTTCATACCGTGATGCGTCGCTGCGAGCAAGCACCATGGAATAACTATGTAATTGCAGACGTTCGTTTCCCAAATGAAATTGATGCAATCGTAAAGTCTGGCGGCAAAGTCATTCGCGTTCGTCGTGGTGATGATCCTGAGTGGTATGCTCTTGCTAGAGAATGCAATTTATACAACAAGCCTGAAATAATGCGCAATGCTTATCCTGAAGTTCACTATTCTGAATGGGCGTGGATTGGCGCGCATTATGACATTGTGATGGATAACAATTGTACGTTAGATGAGTTGCGAGTTAGGGTTGATCAAATCGTAGATTCGTTATATAATAATCATGTTGAAGCAAATGAGGTTCTAAATTATGAAACTTTCTGATAATACTGTGACTGTTCTAAAAAACTTTTCGACAATCAATAGTGGAATTGTTGTTAAGCCAGGGAATAAACTTCGTACAATCTCAGCAAATAAGGCTATCCTTGCTGAAGCAACTGTCGAAGAAACCTTTCCTCATGAATTCGGGATTTATGATCTGAATAAGTCACTTGGCTTACTTTCGATGAATAAGAATGACAATGAAGTTGAAATTCTTCAAGACTTTCTTGTATTCAAAAGTTTGAATGGTAAGGGTACAATTCGTCAGCGATTTACTGCGACTAATCTTATTTTGTCTCCACCTAACAAAAATATCAACATTCCGTCTTATGAAGTTAAATTCAAACTTCCAACTGAAACCCTGACGTGGATTTTCAATGTTGCTTCTATTTTGAAGTGCCCAAACGTCGTTGTAAGTAATGAAGATGGTAAGATTGCTATCGCTGCAATGGATGTTAAGGGTGAAATTGTCGATGATGCGAAGGTTGTTCTTGAAGATGAAACGGATGTTAAATTCCAAGCCACTTTGAAGATCGAAAATCTTAAGATTATTCATGATGAATATACTGTTGAGATTTCTTCGATGGGCGTTTCTCGCTTTCATAGCGAGGCAAAAAATCTGACCTACTGGATTGCTATTGAAGCAGGCAGTTCTAACTTCGGAGAATAATCATGGCACTTGATAAAGTAAAGGTTCTTGGCTGTCTCCAAGAGATTTCTAATTCACTTACTCGTATTGAAGCCGAGCGCGATCTCATTAAAGAAGTTTTGCAAAAACTTCAAGACGAGTGTGAAATTCCTAAAAAGCTGAGCCGTAAACTTGCAAAGGTTTACCACAAGCGCAATTTTGAAGAAGAAGTTGCAGAGCAGAACGATTTCGTAGAAATTTACGAAAACGTGGCTAAATAGCACTGATGGGGTGCGGCTTTCTTGCCGACGATACTATCCGCCAGACTGCTCATCGTGGATTTCACCAAACCCACCCCATCATCTTTAAATGCTCAGACTGACTAAAAACCAACTAGACCCGAATGGATTCTGGAATAAACCAATTCCAGATTGGGTTTATAAGCCATCAGTATCTGATTTAGACTTATTTGATCAGAATGGGTATGATTTAACTTTTTTGGAACAATCTTTCGCGTTCTATAACGATACAGAAACACAAAGTCATAGAGAGCATAGAGCAACTCTTAAATGTAATTGGTTTGAACAAGAAGAAAAAATTGAAGGCGCTGTTTTAAATCATGCCTCTTTATTTGAGCGCAAAGCATACAGTGGCGAGGCATTAAAACAATTAAAAAAATGGGCAAATGAGATACCACTAATTTATAAAGTTATTGCCATGCGTCCCAAATGGGGTCTAGATTTTTCAATAGACTATGTTGATCGTGATGGAAATGCATTTGAAATAATTCACTGGGAATACGACGGATTTGACTTTGATGAGATAAATAAAGTAAAATCAGTTATTGAGCCGATCCTTTTATCCATTGATTATGACGATGCTGCAAAAGAATTATTGGATCGTAAAAATGAATGGCATTCACTGGATTTTTTTGCTCAAAGCGATTGGAAATGTAAATTCTTTGGTATACCCAGAGAACGTTTTAAGATGGTTATATGGGATTAACATTATGCATAAAGATGATATAAAATTTTTAATATTAATGATCGCGTTCGTAGCATTCGCTCTTATCAACTCGATTTATCAATGGATTCCTGTCTCCGCTCCACCAGTTCTCCTGGTTTTAGGTGTATCGCTTTATTCATTATGGGAGTACAAGTATGGCAACAAGACGTAATTTTTTCAAATACCTTGGACTTGCTGGTGGCGTTGCTGGTGGTGGCATTGTAGCCGCTGCAGCTGTTCTTCCAGATAGCGAAAAGACTGCAGCCATTAAACAAATGGAACAACAGAATGGTATGGGTTTGCAGTTCACAGGAAGGTATGGCGTAGAAGCACCAAAGTGCGATAACAACCAGCCTGGTTCTTATGCTATTTTTACAAACGAAAAACAGTTTATTCCTGGAACAGAAAAGCAAGTCAAAATCGCGATGAATGTTGGTCCTGATGGTGAAATGTACTTGATGACAAACGGAAAATGGCGACGGATCGTCACTGAGTGATATTTTATTTTATTATGATGAGGTTATATTATGTTGCAAAATGTGGAACTGTTGTGGTGTGAAAAATATCGCCCCAAAACTATTGATGAGTGTATTCTTCCAGAAACCTTTAAAAAGACATTTCAAGAATATGTAACGAGAAAAGAAATCCCAAATATGATCCTTTCTGGATCGGCGGGTGTCGGTAAAACGACTGTCGCGCGAGCGATGTGTGAAGAAATTGAATGTGACTATATCATTATCAACGGCTCAGATGAGTCAGGTATCGATACTCTGCGCGTTAAGATTAAGGGTTTTGCTTCATCTGTTTCGCTCACTGGTACTGGGCGAAAGGTTATCATTATTGATGAGGCTGATTATCTAACGGCTGCGGCTCAAGCAGCATTTCGTGGAGTCATTGAAGAGTTCTCTATGAACTGTTCATTTATCTTCACTTGTAACTTCAAGAATCGTATCATTCAGCCTCTGCATTCTCGATGTGCGGTAATCGATTTTAAGTTACAAAATGGTCAGAAAGCGAAGATGGCTTCTGCCTTTTTAAAGCGTGTTGAGCAAATTCTCAAGCAAGAAAAGATCAGTTATGATCTAAAGGTTGTTGCTGAACTTATTACGAAGTTCTTTCCTGATTATCGAAGAATTTTAAATGAACTTCAGCGTTATGGCGTGAGTGGTAATATTGACATTGGTATCCTTGCTCAAGTCGGTGACGTTAAAACAACAGAGTTGGTCGGGTATCTGAAAGAAAAAGATTTTCGTAATGTCCGTAAGTGGGTCGCTCAAAACTCAGATAATGACACTCATCGTATTATGCGTGAAATTTATGATAAACTTTACGACATTCTAAGTCCAGCCACAATTCCGATGGCGGTTATTTTGCTGGGTAAGTATCAGTATCAAGCAGCCTTTGCAGCAGACCAAGAAATCAATTTAATGGCTTTTTTGACTGAACTCATGGTTGACTGCGAGTTTAAGTAATATGGCTGACCTATTTAAAGATATTGTTCCTAGTATTCTACAAACCAAAAAGCCCATATTGGAGGACGAAAAGGACTACAATCCTTACATCATAAACAAAACACTCTCGTATCACATGGATTGCGTTTTATATGCAAATCAGATGAACGTCAACTATAATCTGAGTAACAAGCCTCAATATGACTATTTAATAAATATAGTCAGGGCGAAGAAAAGAAACTTCGCCAAATGGGAAAAGCCCATTGAAGAGGATAATTTGCAGTCAATAAAGTTATTTTTTGGTTATTCTAATGCAAAGGCTACAGAAGCCCTTAAAGTACTGACTGATGAGCAAATTGATGTTATAAAAGAAAAAACAAAAATAGGTGACTGAAATGAGCGTAGATAATTTAGTGGAAGTGACATTACAGAATGCCGATGACTTCCTTAAAATTCGCGAAACGCTAACGCGCATCGGAGTGGCTGCAAAGAAAGATAATATTTTATATCAATCTTGCCACATTTTGCATAAGCAAGGACGATACTATATCGTACATTTTAAAGAATTGTTTTTGCTAGATGGTAAAGCATCAAGCATTTCAGAAAATGATGTTGCTCGAAGAAATTCGATTGCAAATCTTTTGGAAGAATGGGGTTTGCTAAAGGTTGTGAATGCCGATAAGATCAAAGAACCACGCGCCCCATTATCACAAATTAAGATTATTGCTTTCAAAGATAAAAACGATTGGCAACTAGTTGCTAAATACAACATAGGTCGTAAGTTGGAGCCAAGACAGCAATGACAAATAAAATCAACGAAGAAGTATCTTTATCAGAAGCAGTTAAGTATCACTTAGACGAAAAGATTTCTTTCACAGAAAATATTTTTCGCCCAGGATCTGATAAGTTCTTCGAGTTGATTCGCGAAGCAAAAAAATTATACTCTCGCGGCATGTATGTGCCTGCTGATGAGTGGGAAGTAGATTTGCTTGAAAGTGATATTGGCGAGTTTGCAGAGTTTAATGGCAAACAAGTACCGCTAGATTTTCCAATTGAAGAAGAATTAGAAGAAGCATGCTGGTCTGGATATGTTAAAAAAGGAATGAAGAAGAAAGGCGACAAAGTTGTACCTAACTGCGTTCCTGTGAATGAAGAAGATAAAACTGACGGTAAGGGTATCGGTAAACCATTTCGTCAAGGCAGCGGTGGTGCAGTTTATGTACGCACTCCTGGTGGTGGTGTTAAAAAAGTCAATTTTAGTCAATCAGGCATGGCAAAAAAGTATAACGATCCTGCGCGTGTTCGTTCTTTTGTTGCTCGTCACCACTGCTTGACAAATAAAGATAAGACCAGTGCTTCTTACTGGGCATGCCGTTGGCCAAGATACTTTTCAAACTCAGGTAAGACTTGGTGGTAAATCCCTACGTTGAAGAACGTATTGACGCTAACAGTTTTTATCGAACTTTTAGTAAAGAAGTTTTGCTTGATGAGCTGGTCTGGCATCGCGATCGCGTTTCTCGCACGATAACCATTGTTGAAGGAGAAGGCTGGTTATTGCAGTTAGACAATCAATTACCTATTGAACTGAAAGTTGGCGATCAATATGAAATACCAGCATATACATACCACCGCATAAAACGTGGAACGAGTGATTTAAAAATTTTTATTGAGGAGTTACTATGATTTATCTTGGAGTTTATGGTCTAGGTGAAAATGTCCCAGTTCCAACTTATGGAACGAAATATTCCTCTTGTTTTGATTTAGTTTTTTATCCAACTCAACCAACAGTTAATGGCTATACAGTAGACAACGATCCAGTGGAACGTCTGGTAAATGCTCATGGCGAAATACAAATTGTTCCTGGCGATCGTTTACTTGTTCCAACTGGACTGGTAATGAAACTTGAGCAAAAAATTACAGTTGAAGGATACAATGATATTGTATTCTCTGCAGCAGAAAAAGATATCGGTAGATACAGCATTCGACTTCATGCCCGTTCTGGACTTGCCCTTAAACGTGGTCTAATTTTGGGTAATTCTGAAGGTGTTATCGACGCAGATTACCAACACGAAGTTTTTGTAATGCTCACAAATATTTCGAATGTAGGCGCAGTTATTAAAAAGGGCGATCGTATTGCTCAGGGCGAAGTTACTTGTAATGAACAATTTGAGTTTATAAAATTAAACGAGATGCCAACTTTAATGGCTGATCGTTCAGGTGGATTTGGATCCACTGGAGTAACAAGCCATATTTAAATAATTTGATTTTTATACTTTTTGAATATATACTATATGTGAGTGCTCATTAGAGGCTCACGTATCTTAAACTTGCTTATTAAAGGAGTATAAAAATGACGCTTACAACAGCTAAAGTGTTCGACCATTCAGTGCGTGAACTTTTGAAAGACTACAACCGCATTTTTCCAAATGTTCTTGGATTTGAAAATGCATTTACCGCTCTAGATAATGCCGCACATATCATCAATTCCACCTCAACAGCATTCCCTCCTGTAAATATTATCAGGAAGGATCAGTACAATTTCACAATTGAACTTGCGGTTGCGGGCTACAAGATTGATGAAATTGATATCACGACTGAAAAGAACTCATTGAAGGTGACTGGTAAAAAGACAGGAGAAGATGATCGCGAATATCTTGCGAAAGGTATTGCTGGTCGCCAATTCTCTCGTCAATTCGTTTTATCTGACACAATCGTGGTTCGTGGCGCAAATCTTGCTGATGGCATTCTTTCTATTCAATTAGAAAATGTTCTACCAGAAGAGGCAAAATTGAGAAAAATTGAAATCAAATCTGAGTGATGATGTTGGGGGAGGAAACTCCCCCTTCTATCTTTTTGCAAACCCAACCTTTGCTTTGTTTTCTCGCTCCAGCTGCAACTGCGCACATATTTCCTGGGGACAACATATGCTCTTTACAAAATGCATTGAGACCCTTCACGATGTATGATTTACCTGTTGGGCTAACAAAATGAAACAATTCAGATCTACCATTCTTATCGCCAATTTTATTTTTGGCTTTTGCGGATATAAGTGATCTTGTTTTTTCTGAATGTTTTTTACCATAAAACGGATTGTTTTCGCCAGTAGTGGATAATCTTATTTTCTCAATGATTTCTTTTGGGCGATTTTTTACTGCTTGGCGAATCTTTTCTTTATGTTCTATAGACAATCTATAATTTGAAGTTCCATCTCCACCATCTGTCAAATTGCCAGTCCTATTATCCTTTCTTCCATACCAACGAATGTATCTTCGTTCGAGAGCAAGTGCACCAATCTCTGTAAGACCAGACTCCATTATGATAATTCTGGATTTATCTTTTGGCGTTTTTGCAGTTTTATGCTTTTTGAACGCGCGACGACCGCTCCCCTTACCAATATAGTATGGGGTTCCATCTTGGCGAACATATGCGTAGACGTAATAAATATTTGACATTGCTGGTACTCTGTAGTAGTATTAGAGTCGGTAGATAGTTCCAATATCGTGACCGACACCTTTATTTATACAAAAGTGAGTTTGATATGAAAGATGAATTGACTTGGGACGAACTTTTTATTTTACAGGCAACGTTGATTTCTCAAAAGAGTAAAGACCCATCAACTAAAGTTGGTTGCATTATTGTCAATGATGATAATGTGATACTTTCAACAGGCTTCAATGGCTTTCCTCGCGGCATTGAAGAAGATTGGAAAGATCGTTGGAAGCGACCAGAAAAGTATCATTGGGTTGAGCATGCAGAACGCAACGCGATCTTCAATGCCGCTCGCGTTGGTGTTTCACTCAACAATTCTCGCGCATATCTAAATTGGGAACCAAAGCCATGCGCTGACTGCACACGCGCATTGATTCAATCAGGAATTAAGGAAGTAATTGGTCCGAATCGTACCTTTGAAGGTAAAGGTGCAGGAAAACATTATTCAATTGATCATGCTGAAGTGATGCTGCGCGAGGCAGGAGTTAAAGTTAGAGTTTGGGATATGCCAATGGAGTTACTATGAAAGGTGAGTGGGCTTATTGGGATAGTTATTTCTCAAAAGAAACTTGCGAAAAAGTAATTCAACTTGCAATGAAGGTTCCATCAGAAGAACCAACAGTTGGTGGTCTCACTGGTGAAGCAACCAGAACTCTTCGCAAATCAAGAGTTCGCTGGCTCCGAGAAGACAATCCAGAGTTTAAATTTTTATTTGATGAATATTGGAAATTACTTGTAAATGTAAATCGAGATTTTTTTAGATTTAATGTGACTCATTTGCCACCAATTCAGTTTACAGAATATTATGGGTTTGAAAATGGAGAATATAAAAGCCATCAAGATATCTTTTGGATAACTGATACTTCCAGACACAGAAAAGTCAGCATCATAACTCAACTATCTCCAAAAGAAAATTATGATGGTGGAGATTTAATTTTTGATAATTTAAACGAACAGCCACCAAAAGAAATAATTCAAAAACAAGGCTCAATTGTAGCGTTTCCTTCTTTTGTATATCATTCTCTACGTCCTGTAACACGCGGCATCAGATATAGTTTAGTTGGTTGGTTTGAGGGACCATATTTTCAATGAAATCGTTGTGGGCTTGTGCACAAGTTTTTTCCCCCGAAGAGTGCAATTGGATTGTTGAAACAGTTCAAAAAGAAACTCCAGTTTGGGCATACACAGGTCATTCACCAAACCTCAAGGAAGTTTTTTCGCATCGAAGAAGTAAAGTGTTTTGGGTTTGCGACAATCACCCAAAGTTGGGTTATTTGCACGAAAGATATTGGCAAGCCATTACAAAGTTAAACAATCAATACTTTGGATCGCACATAACTTATCTACCACCATTACAATTAACACAATACTCCGAACAATACCAAGGTGAATATAAAATTCACATGGATTTGGATTGGATAGAAAATCGTTCTTTAAGTGCTGCCACAAATCAACAAAGAAAAATCTCAGCAGTAGTTCAATTGTCGGATCCTAAAACATATGAAGGTGGCGATTTTGAATTTCAAAATGTACCAGACGCCCCAAATAAAAACATAATATCAAAACAAGGCATGATGATTTGTTTTCCATCATTCGTTTATCATGGTGTTCGACCTGTAACCAAGGGCAAACGCTACAGTCTCGTTGGTTGGTTCGAAGGTCCTCCCTGGCGTTGATGTAAGTCATTGATTTTATTAAGGTTTTTACCCCTTGCCTTTTAAAGCGAAATCAACGATAATTGTTCTATGGTAAACGAAAAAGCCAACGCCCAAGGCTATAGGGCAGCAGTCATCACTTCAATTAACAATCTTAAAGCCGAAGCCATTAGATTGGGATTCGATTTTCCCACAGATTTTCAGCCCGAAAATTCAACGGCAGATATCAGCGAACTAGTATATTTTCAGGCTGAAATGCTGGAATATATTTACGATCACCTAGAATTCGAGTCGATTTTATACAACCCCGAAGCCACGTTACAGGACATTGATAGGGCTCTTTTCCACTAAAACATCCGTTGTCGTAAGTTGTTGATTTTATTAGGGTTTTTTCTATTGCGTTTTTCAGGGCATTTTGCTATAATAGTCTTATGAAATACGAAAACACTGTGAAAGTAGGTGACGTTGTGAAATCTCTTGATTTCGTCGGCGTTGATGATTGTTATTATATCGGTCTCGTCCTTGCGATTTTGAGTGACGGCACTTTCCG